CGTGCATTTTCGGGGGTACAACCCGGAGAACCCCATCACGGGTTTGTCCCCGCTCGAGACGCTGCGGCGGGTGCTGGCGGAGGAGCACGCGGCGGGGGATTACCGAGAACATTTCTGGCAGAATGCCGCACGGATGGGCGGAGTCATCGAGCGGCCAGCGGGCGCGCCAGAGTGGAGCGACCCGGCCAGGGCGCGGTTCAAGACAGAGTTCGAGGCCCTGTACGCCGGCGGGGATAATTCGGGTAAGACGGCGATCCTCGAGGAGGGGATGACCTGGAAGCCGGGATCGTTCAATCCGCAGGAGAGCGAGTACCTGGCCGGGCGGAAACTGACGCGCGAGGAGTGCGCCAGGGCATACCACATCCCCCCGCCCATGGTTGGCATCCTCGATCACGCGACGTTCAGCAACATCAAGGAACAGCACAAGAACCTGTATCAGGACAGCCTGGGGCCATGGCTGGCGATGATCGAGCAGGACATCGAACTGCAATTGCTCTCGGAGCTGGGGGACACGCAGGGCGTGTATTGTGAGTTCAACATCGCCGAGAAACTGGCGGGGGCGTTCGAGGAGCAGGTGACCGCGCTGCAGAGCGCCGTGGGCCGTCCGTGGATGACGGCGGACGAGGCCAGGGCGCGGATGAATCTACCGGCGCTGGGCGGGGATGCGAACGTGCTGGTGACGCCGTTGAACGTATTGGTCGGTGGCCAGGCGAGCCCGCGTGATACTGCGCCAGAAGACAGCCCGCCAAAGGCGCTGGGGCCCGGGGACCGCAAGGCGTATGGGTTGGACACGCACCAGCCGGAGTTGCGGGCACAGCACGAGCGGAAGTGGGTCGAGGTGCTGTCGCGGCATTATCGCCGGCAGGAAGCGGCGATCATGAGCCGGGTTCCGGAGGAGTCGGGGAAGTCGGACATTGGCGGGGTGTGGTGGGATGAGGAGCGCTGGGACCGAGAGCTGTACGAGGATTTGCTGCGGCTGAACGTGCTGACGGCGGGGGCCTGGGCGAGCGAGGTCTCCACCAGGTTGGAAATCGAGCTTTCGGAAGAGCGCATGCTGCCCTGGCTCCAGGAGCACAGCCGGGTCCAGGCAGCGTACATCAACGGTGCGACCAGGGATCAACTGACGGAGGCCCTCCGGGCCCCGGAGCCGCGCGAGGTGGTCAAGGAGCTCTTCCTGACGGCCATATCGGTTTGGGTCGGACGTCAGGCAGAATCGGGCATCACGACGGCGGCCAGTTTTGGCGCGGTCGAGGCGGCGCAGGCCGGGGGGTTGCGAACCAAGACGTGGCGGGTGAACAGTAGCAACCCGCGTGATGAGCATCTGGCGATGGCTGGGGAGACGGTGGGCATCCGCGAGCGGTTCAGCAACGGAATGCGCTGGCCAGGTGATCCGGCTGGCGGCGCGGAGAATAACGCGAATTGCCAATGCTCAGTGGAGTTCGGAAAGTAGAACGCGGATTTCAGGACATCAACTGATTAGGGAAGGAGCGGATAGAGATGGCACAGAAGGTATACAAAGGCCGAATCAAGTTCAAGAAAAGCGCGGACGAGACAGGCGAGTTTCGGGCCGAGTTCGCGACGCTGAACGTGATCGACCACGATGAGGACGTGACCGTGCCTGGCGCGTTTCACGACGGTCAGGAAACGCTGATCGAGCCATGGAACCACAATTACGGCCAACTGCCGGTCGGCAAGGGTGTCATCCACGAGAATGACAACAAAGCCGTCATTGAGGGAGCCTTTTTCCTGGATACGCAGGGCGGCCTGGAACACTACAAGGTGGTCAAGGCACTCGGCGATCTGCAGGAGTGGTCGTACACGTTTGACATCGAGAAGAGCGACGAGGGCGTGTTCGAGGGCCAGGACGTGCAGTTCTTGAGAGGGCTGGACGTGTGGGGCGTGGCACCGGTGCAACGGGGGGCCGGGATCGACACGCGGACGACGGACATCAAGGCAGCTAAAGGCAGTAAGGACAGCGGCGGCGCTGGGGACAGTGGCGCTGCGGACAGCGGTGGCGCTGCGGACAGCGGTGGTGATGGCGCGGGGGACGGCGAAGGCGAGGCCGGGGACGGTAAGCCGAGCGGACGTGACCCGCGTGATGTGCAAGTTGAGTTGGACATTCTGAAACTCTCTATGGAGGTATGACGTGAACAAGAAAGAGCGTATGATCAGCCTGTTGGAGCAAGCGCAGGCTATCCTGGACCAGGCGAAGGCGGAGGAGCGCAACCTGACCGACGATGAGCACGCCCAGGCGATGAAGCTGATGGGCGATGCGATGCAGATCCGCGACGAGGTCAAGACGGACGAGCGGGATGCGGAGCTGAAGGCGTCGCTGGGGCAGCTCCTGGGCGATATGCGGCAGAACGAGCCGCACTCGCAGGAACCGCAGCAGCCGAAGGGGACGCTGGGAGAGCGATTCCTGGCCGATGTGGCCTGGCAGGCGTGGAAGAAGTCGGTCGCGCCGTCCGGACAGTTCACCAGCGGGCGGCTGGGAATGTCGCCAGCGGTGATGGTCGGTTCCTTCGGCCTGTGGGCCAAAGCGATGGGACGCAAGGACCTGATCACTGGGGTGGACTCGACGAGCGCGGGCGCGTTCGTGGTTGCCGAGGACACGGGGATCTATGAGCAGATCGGGCGCTACCCGACAGTGTTGCGGGACCTGATCAGCGTGCGGCAGACGACCACCGACGTGGTGGAGTACGTGCGGCAGACGGCGCAGGTGACGCAGGCGGCCCCGACCGCCGAGGCGAACGTGAAAACGGTCAGCGGCGCGACCGGCGAGATCAGCGGTGAGAAGCCGCAGGGGGCAATTGCGTTCGAGCGCGTGTCGGAAACCGTCAAAACCATCGCGGTGTATGTGGGAGCGACGAAGCGGGCGCTGTCGGACGCGGCGCAGATCCGGGGGATCATCGACCAGGAGCTGCGCGAGGACCTGGTGGACTGCCTGGAGGACCAACTGTTCAACGGAAACGGGGTCGGCGAGAACTTTACCGGCCTGGCGAACCAGGCGGGTACGTTGGTCCAGGCGTTCAACACCGACATCCTGACCACGAGCCGCCAGGCGCTGACCACGTTGCTGGTGACGGGCCGGCAGATCCCAACCGCGTGGGCTTTCAGCCCGACCGACTGGGAGACGGTGGAGCTCTTGCAGGACGGCGATGGCAGATACTACTACGGCGGACCGCTGTCACAGGGACCGCCTCGGCTGTGGGGCGTGCCGGTGGTACAGTCGTTCCACCAGACGGCGGGTTCGGCCTGGCTGGCGAACTGGCGCAAAGCTGTGCTGTGGGACCGCGAGCAGGCGACGATCACGGCGACAGACAGCCACGACGACTGGTTCATCCGCAACATGGTGGCGATCCTGGCGGAGATGCGGGCGGCGTTTGGGCTGATCCGTCCCTCGGCGTTCATCAACATCGAGCTGGCTTAACGCGGATTACAGGACAGCGACGGATTCAGAAAGGAACGGATCAGGATGGCGCTGCGAGTCAACGTCGTGTGCCGGAATCTGAACGATGATCGGGTGATCCCGCGGTTCGCGAGATACCTGCGAGATCACCTGGGCTGGACGTTGACCGCAGCGCCTGATCCGCGCGCTGACATAGTGTATCTGAGCGGGTACTTTGAGTCGCAGAAGTGCAAGCCGTGGCCGAGCGTACCGGTCGCGGCGATGTTCACGCATCGAGAAGAAATGCCACCGGGCAACGCGAAGGCGAAGCTGTTCGACGCGGTGGCCGAGCGAGTCCAGTTGCGGGTGGCGATGTGCCGGCTGTACGCCAAGCTACTGAGTGCCTACGGCCCCACGGTGCAGCCGCCGCTGCCGGTGGAGCGCGACAGGTTCACACTTCCCTCCGCCCGTATCATCACCAGCGAGGCGCTCAAGACGACCAGGAGGAAGCCGGTGGTCGGGTTCAGCGGCTACACGTACCGAAACCACAGAAAGGGCGAGGACCTGGTCAAGGCGGTGCTGGCCAGCAAGATCGGGCAGAAGGTGGAGTGGCGGGCGAGCGGGCGCGGGTGGCCGGTCAAGACGGTAC